TGCATCTCTTCGACCTGAGCAATGGCCAGCTCTTCGTCACGCATGTTCTGCATGATGATGCGACGGCGGCGGTAAGCCGGGTCCGCCAGATTCTGCGGATCTTCATCCGGCAGGCGACGCAGGGTCATCTGCGGATTCACTTCATGCTTGGGTTACATGAGTCAAATACGATGCTATACGATTGACTGTAAAAGAAATAAAGCTTACAACTGATATTGCTTAGCTACAGTTGCAATACAACCTGCAATACAAGCCCTCAGTTTAAGAGAAAGAGACTTTGCTAAGTCCTCGTAAATCGAAATTGTTCACCCTGCTGTATTTCGATACATGCTGTATCTTATGATTTTTCACAGTAAATAAGGAGTTGAAGATGGTTGATGTACGATTAACTTGTATTACTCTCTCCAGTTCGAACGCCCTTCATGAACACATTACTCATGTGGGAAGCCCTCAATTTAATCCCCCTGGAAGTAAGTGGACTGTGGCAGATGTAGTTAATTCAATTGAGAACAAGTTACATACTTTCTATGTCACTGATAGTGATGGCAAACGTGCTGATGTAGGTGTCGTTGATCCAGGAGGGGGAGGGCGGAAATTTATACGTACTTATGCTGATGGTCGATGGAATAATAACTTACTGTCATTACCGAGATGCTAAAGATCGCATGAGCGTTGATTCGGTTCTGAAGCTGGCATCGTATAAACAAGGGCTGAAGAGAAATTGTTAACACTAATATTCTCTGATGGCTTTATCCAAGAGTCATAGGCACATCGTTTGACCCTATGACTCCTTTTAATTGAAGAGCCCCATAAAAATACTACCCAAACAGCCCTTTTAGAATTTATTAAATTAAATCCCGAGCCCTTTCTTAACCAACTCACCAATGATCGGCCATATTACTGGTTGCACAGACTCCCAAACAGGACCGCATACTTTAGACAGCAATGATTTCGCTTCTTTACCATCACCTTCATTAGCGGCTGCCACAGCTGCTTCAATATCAGAACGTTGATCGCTGTTAACTACTTGCCCCTGTTCTTCAATGATAGAAATCAGCTTAGCAACTATTTCAGAATCGGAACTGCTTGTGATGTTTTGGGTTTGGGAAACGACCTCTCCCTGCCCTAATTGCGTATTGCTGAAATGTCCGCCGGTGATCGTTAGATTATTGACTATACGCTGAACACGTTGTGGGCGATTTGGTACTTTCCTGGACTCCTTGTATCCAGCCTCCGTCAAATAAACATATTCACGTAGGCTATAAGAAGCAATAATGATCACAGAGCTATTGTGATCATTATCGAACATTTTCATGGGGCCAGTTTTGATTAGTTTGCTTTTTTCGAGATCGCCAAAGGCAACTTCAAAATCTACAGATGTAAAATCAGCGACGTTGCATACTGCAGTAGCTAGCGCATTGATGTTCGGGCCTTCATAACCATTTTTTAAATCCTGTGCAGTTAACCCTCGATCTGTAAAATCTGCCAGTAAGGTACCCAAAATCTGTTTTGCTGCTTCGTCTAATTGTCCGGCCATCAAAGTTACCTTTTTGAATGAAGTCCATCTGATAAATATGGTTAAAATTCAATAATTCAACAGCTGATTTATAGATTGTAACCGATCTTATACGTCTAGCCTATCTTGGCGGAATGGGCTTCTGCCAATAGAAAATACTTGCCGCTCCACACACCACCGCTCCATGCTTGCCCTATCGTTGCCCCCAGAACACCACCAACCACCAAGAAAGCGCCAAGAATGGTTTGCAGAACACCAGCACGCTTACTCCCCATAATGATCGGAACAATTCGAATCGTACGACCACCATTTGGAAAATCGAGATCATCCTGCGCGACATTATTTTTATCCACAAACACGGCGAAAGTGAGTCCTCAAGCCTTGCTAGTGTTCATGAATTTCTCAAATCCCGGAATAGTGGCTGATAATACCCTTAATGCCTCACGCGTCGGACCGATAAGGCGCTGATGTTCTCTGGCGAACAAAGAAGCTAAAGATCCGCTTAGTTTGATAGTTGTCATGACTTCTGCGCATGGATTCATAGCCGCCTCAGTAAATTTTGGAGAAAGGAAACGGTTAAGCTGTTTTTAGCTCAAAATAGCGCTTACCATTTCCTTTCTTTTTAGGTGGCATTTCCATTAATAACATATAGTTACAACGAAGAAGAACAGAAACGGCAAATCGCAGAAAATTGTCATAAATAGCAAGAATCTGCGCGCCTGACGCCCCGTAACGTTCTGGATCGCCGGAAAGGACCCGCCAGCCAGAGCGGGCCCTAATTTCATCAACCAATCAGCTTATAGCGACCATCCCGTGCATTGTGGCGTACACGCTCAATCTTGAGGCATAGCGCCGCATCTGGCTTTTTTGGGACAGGTACGCGGCAATATTCAGAAGCGCGAGGAATATTATTTATCCAGTCGATCACTTCACTTAAATACCAGGCCTTACGCCCTTCCGTAACCTGCACACGCTCCGGGAACTCTCCACTAGCCTCAAGGTTTAGCAGTGTACGCCGACTCAGGGTTGTAATTTCCATCACCTGATTCATATCAACAAGGCGCTCGCTTAAACACATTTTGTCAGCGATAGCTTTTAATTCCTCTACAGCTGGATTCGGGTACATCATTTCGGCAATTGGCTTAAGGTCATTGTAATCATTCTGCATTGTATCCCCCTTTACACACGAGCCAGCGGCTGAACAGAAATACCTGAGCCAACAAACGCGGCAACCTTTGCCGACAGTTCTCTTACAGACTCAGGCCAGTTCAGAGCATCAACATTTAAAACACCTGTCTTATAAACCTGTGCCTGTGTTTTTTTCGCTGTGTCGATTTGTACAGCGGAAACATAAACCGCTTTGCCTGCGCTCGTTCCATCCCATACCACTAGCGCACCAGTTGCATCTTCCTGCATCAGTGGCGTAAACGCAGGTATTACCCCTTTATTGGCTGAAAATATCCCCAGCGTAGTAACCAGTGCTTCAGTGCCAGACATGAGTTCAGTGTAATGAGTAGCCATTGCTCCCCCTTAGCCAATGCGAACGGTAACAAAACGATTGATGCGGGCCGGTATTGGCTGTGGTGCTGAATGTGTCTGCACATATTCAATAGCCGGATCACCAGGCACAATATAGTTTTTCGGTGCAAGTTCGGCTTTAGTCAGCCCCATTCGGATTAGCTCCGGATCCTGAATACCGCCATAGGCGACAATCCCCTGAAGAGCCGTATTGCCAAGCACCATCAAATCAGGATCAAGGAAATGTTTTTCAGTTCCGTCCTCGTCGGTATAACGCCCGCTGTATACAACAATCGCAACATCGCCCATATACCCTTTAAAACTCACCGAATCACCAAGGTCTTTAAGGGCCGTTTCCAGTTCGGAATTAGAACCACGACGGGTATCCAGAGCCTCTTTTATCGCTCTGAATGAACGGTATTTCTTCCATACATTACCGCCCATAATGATGATATTAGTGACGCCCTCACTAAATTCTGCGTAGCTCTCAATATCATCATTTGGATCAAAAGTTTCTTTATCCTTACCTGACCACTCAGCACCGCCAGACTGAGTGATGATATTTTGTGGTTTAATATTCCAGTCCAGCTCATAACGTTCAATACCATCGCCCTCAATGATATTTTTCCCCGTTGTGATTGCCTGAACGGCAAGCCATTCAATACGTGCACGAATAGCTTTAGCCTGATTTACAATCGCCTGTTTAACTTTAATATTACGCGCTCCAAAAGCATTGTATTGCTCAGGTGATACACCAGCAGGGCGCACAGCTAACTTATTTGGATCAATGCTGCTTTTCGGCTTCATATAGCCTGGACGAATTGTTTTTGATTCGTACCCTTCGTCACGTGAAACTTTACTACCCACCATAGGAGAACAAAACGCTGCAATTGGGATATTTGGATCGTCGATTGTATCAAGAATAATATCGCGCGATTCAAACATTACCGAGCGAGTAAAAAACAAACTGGTAAACAACGCATTTAGTTGTTTTTGTACATCTACAGCATTAACCACCTGTACAAGCTGGGTAGGCGAATATAAATCAACCATACGCATCCTCTTTGCATTCATTAAAAATAATTGTGGATATATGCTATCACCGATATTTGTCATGCGAATACATGCAACCGAGTGCAATGTTGTATAAAGTTTTGGGATGACAACTTCAGCACGGATAATTAGTGTTAATATCTTCACTCCCTTTGGTCTGGATTTATGTAGCATGCCGGAAAATTTATTTTTTTTCCGGCCTTTTTTATTGGCAATATTTAAAACGGAATATCATCTCCCCATTGCTCATTATCTCCCACTAGTGGATGGCTTCCTTGCTGATCTGCCTGTTGTTTTGCTCTGTTCAGTGCGTCAGTAGCCTGACCCTGTTGATCTTTTTTGCCGCCCGGTCGCACCGTTCGCGCACTGATTACGCTGTCTGCGATAACCTGCCAGCCCTGCCGCGTTTCACCGTTCTGTCCAGTCCACTGGCTCACCTGCATATTACCCGCCACGCTCAGGAGTTCGCCTTTGTGATGCTTTGCCAGCGTGTCGGCTTGTCTGCCAAACGCCAGCACAGATAACCACATCGTCGCCGTTCCGTCATCTGCCTGGCTGCATGGCAAAGATACCGCCATCCGTGCCAGTGTCATGGGTGTTCCCTTGCTGGTATGTTTTACCTGTGGGTCGTCCACCAGCCGCCCGTAAGCTGCTATTTGCGCCGTCATGCTGCCTGCTCTCAGGACTTAATATTGATGGTTGTCACTTCCTCCGCTTCGGCAATCTCCCGTTCGGTCAGCGTGGCAAAGTTTGCAGCCGCCGTTGTCATGAATGCGCTTATCAGTTCGGGATGTGCTTTCGCGTATCCTTCCCCGGCGTTGCGGTCTATTGCCTTAATCGCCACCCTTAGCCAGTGTTCAGCCATATCAAGGGCGCGGTAATGTGGCTTTATATGTTTGTTCAGTTTTCCTGATGTGTGCATTTTTATTTTTACCCCCTCGTTTAAAAAGTTTTTTGTGCACCACCACCTTGTCTACCTTGTCTACCTGATTAGTTATCAGGCCAGTAATGGCGCGGGTTTCAGGGAGGTAGACAGCCCCAAATAGCTGTCTACCTCATCTCTACCCGTCTCCTTACCTGTCTACAAAAATGGGTAGATAAGGTAGATAACAGGTAGACAGTGAAAAATAGTTATCTACCTGCATTAATGCATTGAAATAAAAGTATTTTATTTCAGTCAGGTAGACAAGGTAGATAACCATTGCCATTTTTTATAAAAACGCATCGCAATCATCAGTAGTCGTTGCGTTGGTCTGCGTGACTCCCTTAACTTTTCGCGTAATATATTCATATCCGTAAACTTTCGCCGCTGACCTCATAGCCTTTCCGAACTCATTCACGCTCAAACATTTCCCCTTTCCTGTATATGCCATGAAGGCCATATAGACACGGTAAAGGCTGTTTCTGGTCGTGTACTTCACGGTGTCACCACCACCGCCCATCATTAGCCCACGAGCTTCCTCCAGAAACTCCAGCGCCGCGCAAAGCTCAACAACCGGATCCGTTTGCTGCTTTATTGCCAGAGCTTCATCACCGTCACGCTGTTCCAGTAATAAAGCCCGTGCCTTTTCAGGGTCAGCAAAATTAGCCAGCAAGCGGCGGATAATTACGGGGATTTCTGCCGCTATCTTTTCCGGTAATTCCTTGTCTTTTTCGTCCTCCCTTACAATGTTGTCGAACCGGAAAATCACCCGACGGCGTGACACACCTCCGGCCCGTTCGGTAAAGATCATCGGGTCGTTATTGGTTGCCAGTACCACCGCCCTTATTATCGTCGTGAATCGCTTCTCATATTTCGGGTTAATTTCAACGGGATCGCCTCCCGTGATTTTCTTGATGCCCGTGCCTTCCCCCGTATATTTCGGCTGATCGGCAAGGACGATAAGACGACTCCCGACAACCTGCGCACGCCCTCCTGCATCATCGAGTGATGTCATCTCTGCGCTTACGGTGTTCTGTTTGCCAGCAAGCAGGGTGGCAATATGGGTAAATGTACTCTTACCGCTTCCCCCGTCTCCGGTGGCCTCAATGAACATCTGCCAGTCGTACCGGTTCGCCATAATCATGTACAGCGCGGCACATATACGCATCATCTTGCGCGGGTCTTTTCCGGCTGCGTGCTCAAGCCATTTATGAAAGTTTGGCGCGTTATCGCGGATGTTCTCCCCTGGTGCTGGTGGCGTGTACTCAATGCCGTTGTGCGTGGTGATCCAGTTCTCCGGCGTGTGCGGGGAAAATTCCCCCGTTTTCAGGTCAAGCGCACCATTGGCGAACGGCAGCAAATCGCCGGACGGCTCGCCCATTGGTTCGGCAATAACTTTTAACGCTTCAACGGCGTTATTGATCACGCGTTTGCTGAAAGTGGCCCTGTGCTCTGAATAGATCGCCACCATTTCGCGGCTCAGCTCCATTGTGCTGATCGGACACCATACCCCGCCGCGCCATACGTGAACGATTTCACTTTCCGGATGCACACAAACGCCATCAAAGCGCTCGGCAAGCAGCTGCGCGCGCTCACTGTCTGCCATCTGTGAAAGTTGCGCCTTTTGCTTCGTCGGAAGATTAAGCACCAGGCTTTCCCCACGCTCGCATTCCTCTTTGAGTCGCGGCAACTGGTCGGATAAATCCACTGGGCTGGTGTCAGTAATCCCCGCGTATTCGTGTACGGTCTTCACTCCAGCCACAGCCAGTAACGTAACAATCTGCGTCATGCTGTGCTCTGTGATATGTCCTGCGCGGTAAACACGCACACACTGACGATCTTCATCAATGATCCGGTAATCGGTGATGTTTTTCAGTTGCTCATCAGCCAACACGACAGGCGGCACATCGTCGGCGGCAATATGTTTACCCGCCCATTCCTGCCACTCTTTCGCATGGCTCCACGCATCACTACCTGCAAAGATGATTATCTCTGTCAGTCTGTCGCGTGGCTGTTTTTTTAAGTTCGGTGCCAGTTTCATTTTTTGCCCCTGAATGCGTTAATCATGCTTTTCATTTTCTGGATGTTTCCCCGCGCTTTTTCCCTGCTGATGGGCTTACTGCGGGGTGCGGCATATACCAGGGAAAAATCACGCCGGAACTGATAAACAGGCATCACGCAGTCATAGCTATACCCCTCACGACGGTAAGTGATGCGCCGTTCTGCCACGCCTTTAATCGTTACCGTGCCGCCGTATTTATCGCGGTAAATATCGCCGTTCATAAATTCAGGCCGAGCGGGGCCGCTGGCAATAAAGCCAGAATTTTTCATTTCCATATTATTTATTCCTCGACTTAACTCGACTTATTTGATAGCAGGGCACTATTTATTGCGTCATTGAGTTTTTCTGCTGCTTCATCAATAAGTGACAACAGGCCATAAGCAATATTTGCATCTTCATTGTCATTTATGCAATCAAGCCACATATTTAATATTGCTTTTGCTGAATTATTTAAAGTTAATGAACTTTCTGCACATGCTAACAATTTAAAAAAGACTTCCCGTTCTGTATTCATTTAATCCCCCACCAGCTTACTTTCTTCCTCAATCAAAAAACTAGCGACACTTCCCGAAAGACGCGCCAGTAGGCTCGCCAGTGCGGATATATCAGCATCTGTAATTTTGTTCGGGTATACCTCAAGAAGGCGGCAAATAATTTCTGTCTGGTGCGCACGTTCAGCGGCTTCGTGTAATGTGATTTCCTGCATTAATGCACCTCTTTTAATTCATACACTGCTGAAATAATGACTTGTGATAAGCCATATTCTGATGATTCGCTTCTCACCGCAGCAATAGCCGTCTGAACATTAACAGCCTTCACATTCTGAGCGATACCAATTGTGTGGCCTATTGGGTTAACAGCTCGGGCAAATACACGGAAGGTTTTAAGCATGACTCACTCCCTGGCGGATTTTTGCAGCGAATACAGCAACACAACCGGACGGGCAACGGCTACGCGCTTCGCGTTCCGTCCAGGCGGTTACGTGGATGATTTGAGATTCTCCGGCACTCAGTGCCAGAAAACGCCACACAAAGGCCGTTTGTGTGTGTACAAGGTGTGGTATATGATTTACAGCAACCATAACGGCTCCTAGTTTACGTTGTTGGTTAGACGCCCCGTATGTGTTCCCAGCACTGCGGGGCGTTGCTCTTTGTATTTCAACAATCCTTTCGGTGTGTTTCATGTTATGAGCGCATGAAACACACGTCAAGGCTTTTTGTATTTCTTTTTTTGTGTATACTGAAACACACCGATGATTAGGAGTTTCAGAAATGGCAACGGCTAACAAAAACGCAAAATCACAACTGACAACTGTCAGAGTCCCACTAGATGTTATGCAAGGGATGGAATCCGTTAAGCTGGACGGTGAAAGCAATGCCGGATTTATCGTAACCGCCATGCGCGGTGAAATCGCCCGCCGCCAGGCAGAAGGAAGCGGAGAAAATCCCCTCGTGTCTTCACTGGATGCCTTAGCTAAGGTCGAACAAATCGGCATCAAGGCAGCGGAGGAAATCGGGCAACTCGTAGCCGTCGCTCGTGAAGAACTCCAGCGGCGTAAAGCCAAAGAATCTGAATAATTAGTATCAGCGCCGTGATGTGAGTAACTACGGCGCATTGCTATGTAAATACTGGCAATAAACAGAAAAGGTAGTTCTACTCCGAATAATTTTATCTGACACTACTCCTGAACTAACATGCGCTTATCTTACAGGATATAAATATAAATCCATAAAATCACGATTAAATAAAGTCGCTCCAAACATAAACCACACCCAACGCTTAACAAGATAGCAACAAACAGGTAAATAACTTGCAGAAATATTTATCGCAAGGATTATCATTATTAATGACAAATCACTTTACCAAGTCATTCCCCTCTCTTATCATAAAGAGAAAGTAATAAATAAGTTAAGGGAGTTAGAATGCTATGAATCTAAAAAAAATAGCCACAAACACAAAAAACAAGATAACAGAAACATTTAATAAACTTATATTAGAGGCATCTAAAACCCCCACACAAGATGAAATTAAAATACTTGAGAGAAGGAGTAAGAAGTTTAATTACTCCTTTTTCTCATACGCAGTCACAGGAGCTATAATAGTTTTTTGCTCTCAACCATTAATTAAATACGCAAACCCAATACTTATTTTATTGAGTGGTCTGTTACTGTCTATCATCATTATCATTCTCAGAATGATTTATATTTCACAAGCGAATGCATCATGGACAACCAAAAAACGCTCACATGTACTAGTTCATTTTCTTTCTGCATGTTTCATAGCATCAACATTGACGTTGCTATATCAGGCTTACGATAATAACATCACACACAAATTGTACTGTAAAAATATACAACAACTTATTGAAAAAAGGATAGAAACAGAAAAAAACATCAGCATATTCAGTGGGATGCAATGCACCCCGGTATATGATTACTCTTTATTTGGATTTAATCTCTTATAAAGAATGTTATTACTGATTTGAGTACAAATTCTCAAATCAGTAATTCATAATATTTTATTCTGAGATAATTTAAACTACCCACTCACCTCGAATCCATGCCTGCACTTCTGAAAGACGATATGCAACAGCAGTGGAACCAATCTTGATCCGCTTAGGAAATTTTCCTTCCTTCTCCAGCTTCCAGCGTGTGCTGTTCGCAAGAGTGGTTAGCTCCCGACATTCTTTCTCACGGATCATTCGGTCAATGTTAGGAATGTACTCCAGACCCTTTTTATCAACAATTGCCATTTTTTTCATGTTAACCAACCTTTTGTTTGAGGATTGTCACTTTTGAATCAGCACCTGCGATGCTATTGAGATATGTAGTCCAGAGTTCCAGAGCATCCAGTTTTTTAGCCATAAACTTACTCCGGTTGTAAACACCTGCCACGCCAGGTAGCGCATGGCCTAACAGTTGTTCTACTACATAAAATTCAACACCGAGATCACTTAGATGAGTAGATAGCGTTCTTCTAAGGTCGTGTAGTGACCATTGTTTTTCATGGCCCAAACGTTTACCGATTTTCCCCCCAATCTTGCTTACGCTTTCTCTAATTCGCAGACTTCCCAGCACATAACCAGTATGTTTTGTCTCTTCGTGAACATCCGTTACCCACTGTCGTAGAATTTCAGGTACTGGTCTGACGATTTCAACACCAGTTTTTGAGTGATCTTTTGGTACAGTCCAAACCCAACTTTCGAGATCCCATTCGCTCCATTCTGATAATCGGGCTTCACTCATTCGACATCCAAATACTGTACAAAGCACAAACATTTTTCGCGTGTATTCAGACATTAGTTTTAAATCAGGCTCGACAAAAATTGCCTTCCAGAGCTGGCCGAGTTCGGCTTCATCCAGAACCCGATCCCGCTTACCTGCAATCTGCCCCACATCACTCATGCGCAAATCCTTTAAAGCATCACACGTCGCGTACTGGCGTACCCGACAAAAACGAAGAGCTAATTTAGTGTCAGAAAAAACATACGCCGCCATAACTGGTGCATTACGTTTAATTCGGTCAAAACAGTCCAGCCATTCATATAGGTGAGTGTCATTTACGGGCAAATGACCGATATAGGGAAAGATATGCTTTCGAAATCTGCCAAGCGTTACAGCATGAGTTTTACGACGCACCTTACAGTAATTTTCATACCAGTAATTTAGTGCATCCTCCACTGTAACTGGCTTTAAGCGTTCTTCAGCCTGAATCTTAATCTGGATACGCGGATCACGTTTGTCAGCCAACCAACCACGGCACTCGTCGCGCTTTTCCCTTGCCTGTTTGAGTGACATATCAGGATATTTACCCAACGTTAGCCAGACCGGAGCAGCCCGGCCACCTGCTAACCTGTAGAAGAAAACAAAGCTCACAGCCCCTTTAGTACTCACACGAATAGAAAGCCCCTTTCCATCAGCAATGGTGATCTGCTTTTCTCTGGGTTTCCCCAGATATCCTTTAAGCGCTTTGTCGCTCAGTTTGTTCTCGCCAGCCATTTTTAGCCCCAAAAAGCAATACAAGCTGCAATACAGAGATGATTGCAACACACAGATAACGAGGAAAATTCAGTGAAAGCACCAGATAAACTTATTCTTTATTATCAAAAGATTAAGTGTAAAAACCAGCAACTACACGAAAGCCTCAGAAAGCCATGCTAAGTGCTTGGGTTTGACATATCCCGGCGTAAATTCAGAGGTGGAGCCGCCACGGGAACGGATAACCTCACCGGAAACAATCGGCGAAACGTACAGCGCCATGTTTACCAGTCCCGGAATTTGTGAGAGATAGACTTTCTCCGTGGTGAAGGGATAGCTCTCACGGAAAAAGAGACGCAGAAACAGCGGATCAA